AGATTTGCAGGAACAGGCAATGCTGGAAGACCTATGTTATTAGAGGGAGATTTTGATTGGAAAGAAATGGGTTTAAGTCCAAAGGATATGGATTTTATACAACTTAAAAATATGTCAGCTAAAGATATTGCTTTAGTTTATGGTGTGCCTAGTCAATTAATTGGGATACCTGACGCACAAACATATTCAAACTTTGCTGAAGCAAAACTTGCTTTATACAATGAAACAATTATTCCTTTACTAGATAAAGTTCAAGGAGATTTGAATGAGTGGTTAGCACCACAATTTAACGATGAATCATTAGAATTAAGATATGATATTGATTCTATACCGGCTATGGCTGAACAAAGAAGACGAGTCTTTGAATCAGTCACAACAGGTGTCAAAGATGGTATCTTAACTAGAAATGAAGCAAGAGAGCAGTTAGGTTATGAGCCAATAGATGGTGCTGATAGTCTATTAGTTCCTGCAAATCTGATGCCATTAAACGTGGCAACAGAAGAAACAACAGAAGAAGAAGACAGAGACGAGAGTATTCGAGAAGAAGAAGTTCCTCAAGAGCTGCAGGACGATGATAATGAAATCATTGAAAACGACAACGACACCGACGAAATAATCAAGGCGATATCGGATATTAACACTACTCCAACCGATGGTATGGCTGAAGAGGCTAAGAAAGGTTTGGAGTGGAGAAAAGAATTTGGAAGAGGTGGAACTAGGGTTGGCGCGACAAGAGCAAATCAAATTGTAAATAAAGTTAATCTATCACCTAGCACAGTTAGAAGAATGTTTAGTTTTTTTTCAAGGCACGAAGTAGATAAACAGGCAGAGGGTTTCAGACCTGGCGAAAAAGGTTACCCATCTAATGGAAGAATTGCTTGGGCACTTTGGGGAGGAGACGCAGGTTTCACGTGGTCTAAGAAAGTAAGGGATCAGCTAAACAGAGAAGCAGATAAGTTTTATGAATTAGACATAGAAGAAAAACAAATAACTGCAGCTATAAAAGCCGGTCTCACAAAAAAAGTTGAGGATCACAATGAAAAACATGGCGACAAGAAAGGCAAGAGAGTGACATTAAGAATGTTGTCAGCTGTATTTAAGAGGGGAATAGGCGCTTACAGAACAAATCCCGGAAGTGTTAGACCAAGCGTAAGATCAGAAGAACAATGGGCTTATGCGAGGGTCAATGCGTTTTTATACGCAGTAAGAACTGGAAGATTTAGGAGAGGGAAGTTTGACTTGGATTTATTGCCTAGCGGACACCCTTTAGCAACATGAGCATAGAATCAAGATTATTTATAGAAAGAAATCCGAAGACCGAAGAGTATCAAGTTAAGATAGTCGTAGGATTATTTAATGATAAGCAAGACGCTTTAAACCACGCATCTTATATCGCTATAACTAAAAGTATAGACTTCAGTATAGAGCAGCTTAATGAAAGTATGTTAGATATTGAAGACTTAATAATACCAATAAACACAACATTACATTAGGAGGATAAAGATGGTAGTTAAAATATTATCGGGACATTATACAGCGACAGTAGGAAATAGTTCTGCAACAAGCGGTGCAATAACTTTACCTGAGAATAAAGTTATGATTACTTGTACAGTAGCAACTTTTATAAGTATCAACGCTGCATCAGGAACAGCAGCAGATACTGACGATGTTATACTTATGCCGAACACAAATTACTTTTTAACAGTGCCAACAGGATATTTCTTCTCTCACTTGAGAGTAGGTGGTTCTGATGGAAAAATATCTGTTGTACCAGTACAATTAGGCGGAACAGTATAGTAAATGTTTTTTAACTCTAAACAATTAAAATTATTTAAGGGGGTCAAAGAAAGAGTTTGGCATCAGCAAAATAATTTAAGAAAGCCATTCGAAAAACAATGGCGTAACGCATTGAAAAATTTCTTCAATGAATTAGCTTCTGGTGTAAAGGAAGCGTACAGAATGCGTAGTCAAATCATGCTTGACTTTGAGATGCGGAAACAAGCTGACACGTTGAAATTAATTTTTAGAGTACAATATACTATGATAGGAAACGCATTTAAAGATTATGCTTTGGGTAGATTATTTCTATCAAAAGCATTTGATGAAGATTTTGATAAAGCACTGCGAGAGTTTATAGACGAAAACACTGCAGTATGGGTGACTGAGATAGATGAAACCACAAGAAAAAGAATGGCTAAGGTTATTTCAAATTCTTATAATGATGGGTTATCTACTGAGGAAACAGGAACAGCTTTACGAAATATGATTTTAGGCATGGGTGCATATAGAGCAAACCTTATTTCTAGAACTGAATCTCATAGAGTTGCATCATTTGCTAATGAGCAAGTTGCAGTAAATATGAATATTTCAAGAACACAGAAAGAATGGATAGCTATACAAGATGCTCGTACTAGACTTACACACTCTATCGCGTCAGGTCAAACTGTGCCTTTAGAGGAAAGATTTGTTGTTGGTGGTGACAGATTAAAATATCCTGGAGACCCGAGAGGTACTCCAGCAGAAACAATTAACTGCAGATGTGCTGTAATTTACAGGACACCTGACTTTCAATAGGAGAAACAAAATGGAAATAATAATAGGAATTATAATCGGTATTGCATTATGCAGATCAAATGACAAATACAAATGGTTCACGAACTGTTGCAATAAGGTTATGAAAAAAGTACAAGGTAAATAATGCCACTAGTCAAACCAAAAGATAAAGAGAAACGAGAGGATTTCATGTCAAGATGTATGCGTGATGAAGTAAGCACCAGCGAATATCCCAATGCTGATCAAAGACTTGCAGTATGTAGTTCTCAATTCAAAAAAAATAATAAGGAGGAATATTCAATGAGTGATATTGAAAAGATGGGAGATGCTATAAAAAGTCTAACAGATGTAATCTCTAAAGGTAAGTATGGTGATGGCTCAAATGCTAAACCGAAGAAACCAGAATCAGAAGCATTCATAGGCACAAGTGCTATGGACGAAGATGAAATGGAAAAAGAATCAAGAGCAGAAGATATGTTCGACAATCAAGCTGATGCTAGAGCAAAAGCAAAAGAGATTGGTTGTGTGGGAACACATTCTATGGACAAAGATGGTAAAACTATTTATATGCCATGTGGCACACATGCGGCTTATGAAGAAGCTATCAGCAAAGGTTATGGCTCTGAAGAAGAAGAAGACAAGTATCATAAAAAACCAAAAAAGAAACCAATGAAAAGTGTATGTGTTTGTGATGGTGATGGTAGTTGTCAATGTGATACAGAATTAAAACATTTAACATTTGAATCTGAAATTAAGTCAGATGCAAAAGGTATATTTACAGGTTATGGTTCTATCTTTGGAAACGAAGATCAAGGTAATGATGTAATGAAAAAAGGTGCATTTACTAAATCATTAACTAAAAGACCAGCATCAAAAGTTAAAATGTTATACCAACATAAAACTGATGAGCCTATCGGCATATTTACAGATATGTACGAAGACAACAAAGGTTTATATGTTAAAGGACAACTAGCTATGGGTACTCAGAAAGGTCGTGAAGCATACGAACTTTTAAAAATGGGTGCATTAGATGGTATGTCAATAGGATTTAAAGCAGACCCTGACAAACAAGGATACAATGAAAATAAGAGAGGAGTTAGAACTCTTAAAGAAGTTGATCTCATGGAAATCAGTTTAGTAACTTTCCCGATGAATGAAAGTGCATTAATAGAAACTGTTAAAGGCAATGCTAAAAATATTCGAGAGTGGGAAAAAATCTTGCGAGATGCAGGAGGACTTTCTCGGACAGAGGCTAAGATTGGTGCGAAAGCATTATCTGAATCTTTAAACCAGCGAGATGCTGAAGATAAACAATCGTTGGCGGATTTAATTCTCAAAGTCGCTAACAAACTTAAACAATAATAAGAGGAAACAATTATGGATAATAATGAAGTAAAATCTGCGATTGAAACTCTTGGTCAAACTTTTGAATCTTTCAAAAAAACAAATGATGAAAGATTGAAGCAAGTTGAAGCAAAAGGTACTGCTGACCCGATCACTGAAGAAAAGTTATCAAAAATCGAAGCCGATTTAGATAAGTTTGCTGATCTGGAAAAAGGTATCAAAGCTAATGCTGATGCTACAAAAGATAGCCAAGACACAATGGCTAGATTAGAAACTATTATATCAAGACCTGATTTTGGCAAGGGTTCCCCTGTGGAATCTAAAGCACAAAAGGTTTTTGATGCATGGTTAAGAAAAGGCAAAGATGCTATGAGCCCAGAAGAAGTTAAAGTTCTTACTGTGGCAAATGACAATACTGCTGGTTATCTTGCTCCACCTGAGTATGTGAGAGAAATAATCAAAGGGATTGTTGAGATCTCGCCTGTAAGATCACTCGCTAGAGTTAGATCAACAACAAACAGAAGCATTCAAGTTCCTAAAAGAACTGGAGAGTTTGCTGCCCAGTGGGTTGCAGAACAAGGTGCTAGAACAGAAACTACTGGATATTCAGTTGGCTTGGAAGAAATTCCTGCACACGAATATTACGCAATGGTAGATATTTCTGAACAGGAACTAGAAGATAGTGTTTTCAATTTAGAAGCTGAAATGAACGCAGAGTTCGTTGAACAGTTTGCTAAAGCTGAAGGTGCTGCTTTTGTAAATGGTAATGGAGTTGGCAAACCTCAAGGATTACTACAAAACGCAAATGTAAATAATGTTGCGAAAGGTGGTGCTGCTTTGGATGCTGATTCTTTAATCGGTGCTGCGCACAATGTAAAAGCTGAATACACAAGAAATGGTACATTCTTAATGAATAGATCAACTGTTTCTGCTGTAAGAAAGCTGAAAGATGGTGCTAATCAGTATGTATTCCAACCTGGATTATACCAGATGGGAGTAGGCTCTAACATTTTGGGACACCCAATTGTTGAAGCAACTGATATGCCTGATGTAGCAGGTGGTGCTAAACCAGTTCTATTCGGTGACTTTAGAAGAGGTTACATGATAGTTGATAGAATTAATCTGTCAATTATGAGAGACCCTTTCACACAAGCATCAAGTGGAAATGTTAGATACCTAGCAAGAAGAAGAGTTGGTGGTCAAGTAATATTGCCAGAAGCTCTTACAACAATCACAACTTAATAATAGGGAGGATATAGAAAATGTTTGATTTAAAAAGTAATATTAAATTAGAAACTTCGTTAGCACCTATTTTAAAAACATCTGATGTTAATGGAACTGGTATAGACCTTAAAGGTTTCAGTTCTGCAGCATTGATTGTTAATTGTGGTACTAATGGGGATACTTTCAGTTCAACTGTAAAAACAAATCTTCAGATAGAGCATTCTGATGACAACTCAACTTTCACAGATGTCACTTCTAATACAGATGTGACTGGTGGAACTGTTGATTCATCAGGAACTTTTATGACGATAGATGCAGATGGAGAAATGAGTAAAACTTATGGAATAGGATATGTTGGAGGCAAAAGATATATAAGATTCGTTCTTGATATAGTCGGAACGCATTCTAATGGTTCTATCTATGGGGCAGTAGTTGCTAAAGGAACACCAAGAAGTGGTCCAGTAACTTCTGACGCAAACGCATAATCTTAAATAGATTAATTCTGTGGGCGATCCTGCCGAGAGGTATTTCGCCCATAGACACAAAATTTTAAAAGGAGGAAACATTATGAAGATAAGAATGAATCAAAGTATAAAAGCAAGTGCTGATGCAGAGGGTTCAACTACAATGATATATGAAGCTGGTCAAGAATATGACATGACTACAAAAATGAATATTGCTACTATATTATTGAATGGTGGACAGGCAGAAAAAGCAATAGCTAAAACAGAAAAAAAAGTTATTACAAAAGTAGAAAAGAAAACTAAAAATATTGTAAAAAAAATATTTGGAAAAAAGAAAAAATAAGGATTAAACAATGAGTGGATTAAAAGTACACACAGCTTGGACTACTTCAGCAGTAGCTACATCAGACCAAAAATCTTTTATGAGAGTAGATTTTAGTGATGATGATGCATTAATTGGTGAACTTATAAAAGTTGCACAGAATAATGTAGAGGAATATACTGGTAGAGCAATCACTCAACAAACCTTACAACTTTTTTTAGATAGATTACCATATTACATAGATGAAAAGTTAAGGGAGGGTGTTTATACTGCACCTGATATTAATTACAGTGCCGATTATATAGTTCTCCCTAAACCACCAGTAGCAAGTATTACACATGTTAAATATTATGCTAATGATAATACTGCTTCAACTTTTGCGGCAAGTAATTATTTTAGTGATGTAGACTCTACACAAGCTAGAGTAGTTTTAAAGAATGGAGTTAGTTGGCCAACCTTGACAGAATTAAGGCAAGGTAATGCTTATGAGGTTCAATATGTTGCTGGTTATGGTAACAGTGCAAGTGACGTACCAACACCTATAATTCAGGCAATAAAATTATTGACTACACACTTATATGAGAATAGAGAACTAGTAACTCAAATGAGTGCTAATACTATTCCCTATACAGTTGGTCAATTACTACAACCATATAGAGTTATTAGATTAAATAATATATTAGGAGGATAAATGCCAAGTGTATCTAATATAGGAAAGTTAAGAAATAAAATTACAATACAGAATACAAATTTAACTACTGACAATATGGGTGGTTATACAACAGCAAGATCAGCACATATAACTGCATTTGCTAAAATGACACCGAAAAGTGGTAAGCAAATATTTACAGATAAGACAGGAAGACAGGTTGAGAATCCTCACACATACGAATTTTTGATTAGATATAGAGATGGCATAACTACAACAATGCGCATCTTGTTTGGCACTAGAACTTTTGATATAATAAAAATAAATGATCAGAATGATTTTAAAAATTATATCACAATAGAAGCAATAGAAAATGTAGGTACATAATGGATATAACATTTAATGTAAAAAATTTAAAGAAAGTGATGTCACAATTAAGTAGACTAGAAAAAGATATGGAACCTGACTTTCAAGAAATAGTTAAAGGTGGTGCACAATTAATTAGAGGAGAAGCTATTAAGTCAATTCAACAGGGTGCAAAATCAGGAATAGTATATGAAAAATATAATCCTAGAAGATCACATAGAGCATCTGCTGCAGGTGAAGCACCAGCTTCAGATACAGGTAATCTAGTTAGTAAAATTTTAATTAAACAAAAAGATAAAAATAATACACAAGTAGAAAGTGGTGCAAATTATTCTGCGTTTTTAGAATATGGAACAAGTAAAATGCAACCAAGACCATTTATGCTACCAGCTTTTGAAAAAAGTAAAAAGCCAATAGCAGAAGCAACATTCAAAAGAGTAAAAAGAAAAATTGAGGAGTTGGTTAAATGAGTGATTTTGCAGTTGCTTTACAAACAACAGTCTATAATGCACTGTTAGGAAGTAATCCACTAACAACAAAGTTGGGTGGAAATAATATTTATGATTTTGTTCCAGAGGGAACATCATTTCCTTATGTTAAGGTCGGTGACCAAACAATGGTAGATGATGGTACAAAAGACAAAAAGGGAAGTGATTTTACCCTAATTGTTCATACATTCTCTAGATATAGAGGGAGTAAGGAAATAAAAGAAATTATGTCGTTAGTTTACGATGTATTACATGAATCAAGTTTATCAGTTTCAGGAGCAATGAATAATATGAGATTTGAGTTCTCTGATATCATTAAAGAGCCTGATGGCTTAACAACACATGGAGTCCAAAGGTTTAGAACTTTTGTACTAACAAATTAAAAATAACAGGAGGAATATAAAATGGCGGCAGGAAAAGGAAGTAGCTTTTTATTAAAAGAAAACAGCACAGGAACACCAGCAACAGTTGGTGGTATGAGAAGTACATCAATGAGTATCAATGGAGAAATGGTTGATATCACAACTAAAGATTCAAATGCATTCATTTCAAGTGGAAATGACAAAGCAAGAGATATTTTACAAGGTGGTGGTATTAGAAGTATGTCTTTATCAGCAAGTGGAGTATTTACAGATTCATCAACAGAAAACCTTGTAAGAGGATTTGCTTTTGATGGAGCAATACAAAACTATGATTTAGTATTTTCAGATGGCTCAAAGATAGCAGGTGCATTCTTAATAACAAGTTACGAAAGAGCAGGTGAGTATAATGGAGAGGAAACTTATTCAGTTACTCTTGAATCTCACAATACAATAACATATACTAACGCATAATAATATTTGAATTATGGATTATACAGATGGGTTTAAAGTGGTAGAGATAAAATTTCAAGGCGAGTCCTATAACGCTTTTTACAAGGTCACTAGAAAGGGAGTAATTATCGTTGAAACAAGAAAAGATGTTCCTATCAAACCCTATGATAAAATAACACTCGGTGTCGATGAATGTGTTGTTCAGAAAGTACAAGTTTTTCAAAGCAGGTGTGAGATTACTTGCGAGGCAGTAAAGTCAAGCGATATAATCAAAGCTAACAAAACTTTGAAAAAACTTAAAAAAGCTGAACAATCAACAGAAAAGGATACCGATGGCGAATCAGTATAGAGGCGAAATTAAAGGTAAGTTGGGAGATAAGGAAAGAACTTTCCGACTTACCTTTGAATCAATAGTTAATATAGAAAATAGAACAGGTAAATCAATTTTAGATATTACTAATGCTATGGCTAATAATAATTATGCAATGAAAGACATTACCATTGTTATGCACGAAGCATTGACAGGAGCTGGTGGTAAATTCACACAACCAGCTGTTGGAGATATGATAATGCAAACAGGTATGATAAAAGTAGCATTATTATGTTCAAATATATTAATGACTATTTTTACAGGAGATAAAGAAGAAGAAGATTCCCCTTTAGTACAGGGGGAGAACGAGCAGACAAATACCCAATCCAGCAATTCTTAGAAATAGGTCTTGGTGTATTAGGATTCTCCCCTGATGTATTTTGGGGTTTATCAATTACAGAATTTAGTTCAGCACTTAATGGTTGGAAAATATCAAAAGGCAACAATAAAGCTGAACCAACACAAAGAAAACAAATGGAGGAACTAATGCGAAAGTTCCCAGATTAATATTATGGCATCAAATTTAGCAACAATTAGAGTAGAACTTATAGCAAACGCACAAAAGTTTAAAAAGAATCTTGATCAAGGTGCTCAAGGTTTAAAGAAACTTGATAAAGCGACTGCCAAAACAACAAAAGGCAGTAAGAAAATGCAAGAGGGCTTAAGAAATGTTGCAGGTTCTATTGCGGCAGTACAAGGTCCACTTGGTCCAGTAGCTGGTAGGATAAGCTCTATCGGTGCTATTATGGGTAGAGTAAGTATTGCAGGACTCGCCCTTACAGCAGGATTAGTTGCAGTTGGAGCAGGATTTACTAAACTTATCAGAGCAGGAACTAATTTTGAATCACAACAACTTAAAATTGCGGCATTACTTAAAGCAACAGGTGGCGCGGCAATGCAAACTGGTACTGACATTGAAGAAATGGCAGTCAAAATTGGTAGAGGTACTTTAGCAAGTGTTCAAGGCGCAAGAGATGCGGCAGGAGTATTATTAACTTTTAAATCTATAAGTGGAGATACTTTTGGAGAAGTTTTAAAACTTACTCAAGACCTTGCGGCAGTAGGTTTCGGAACAATGAAAACTGCGGCACTTCAATTAGGTAAAGCATTAGAAGAGCCAGAGATTGGACTATCTGCTTTGCGTAGAGTTGGTGTTTCTTTTACTGAAAGTCAAAAAGAGCAAATTAAAGTTTTATCTTTAACTGGAAGACAAGCAGAAGCACAAGCATTAATTCTTAAAGCACTTAAAGAGCAAGTTGGTGGAGCAGGAGAGGGTGCGGCAGGAGGATTAGCAGGTGCATTTGATACTTTAGGAGAAAACATAACATTATTCTTTGAAAAATCAGAAATGGGTCAAAAGATAGTTCAAGGATTAACAACTGCTGTTAATTTTTTAGCAGATGCTTTCGGTAAATTTGTCCCTGATATAAGAGAACTGCCAAGTGATTTAGAGGGTCTTCAAAAAGCATTAAAAGATACCGACAAAGAAATGGAAGCACAGGCAAAAGTTGTTATTGCTCTTAATGAAGAACTTGAAAAAATGGGTCAAGTTGGAAGAAACAACGCAGACCAAAAAAAAGATTTAGTAGAAGAAATTAGATTAGAACAAAAAAAGCTAGAAACATTATCAGCTCACAGATTAAGAATTACAGAAAATATAGATTTACAAAACAAACAAGCAACTGCAGTAAATAAAGCTGGAGAGATATCTGCAAAACATTTAAGAAAAAGAACTAGAGGTCTTGAAGATGAATTAAGATTATCAACTGCAATAAGTGAAAAACAAAAATTTATAGTAGGTGAACAAATTAAATTAAGAACAGCACTTATTTCTAAGTTAGGAGATAGTGCAGATGCAATGAAAGCGATTAACGAAATAATGGCTATACAACAAGGGCATTTTGAAGCTGAAGCAAGAGTGATGGTTGCATTCAGAGAAGAACTTGCACAAGTAGATAAAATAGCAACAGGTGTAGCAAATGAGATAAGTAAAGTTGGAGATACTATTGTTGATGCCTTTTTAAGAGGTAAAGCAGGTGCATTAGATTTTAAAAATATTTTAAGAGAATTAATAATAAGTATTCAAAAAACTATTATACAAACTTTAATTTTAGATGAAGTTAATAAATTTGTAAAAAATAGTATTAAAGGAATATTTAATCCTACTGCTAATGTTGGAGGTAGAGTTTTAAGTCCAGGAGATGGTATGGCAGGTGGTGGTACAGTTCAAGCAGGAAAACCAACATTAGTTGGAGAAAGAGGTCCAGAATTATTTGTGCCTAACACAAGTGGTGCAATTAAAAACAATGCTGATACAAAACAAATGGTTGGAGGAGGTGGCGGAATAAATGTCACTCAAAATTTAAACTTTGCAGTAGGAGTAACTAATACAGTAAGAGCAGAAGTTATGAATATGTTACCAGCTATACAACAATCAACAGTCCAAGCAGTTGCAGAAGCCAAGCAACGAGGCGGAAAATTTAGCAAAGCATTCGGAAGTTAATTATGGCAGTATTCACACCATCATATCCTTTGACTTTACCAACAGCCACAGGAATAACAACACAGAACTGGGGATTGAATAGAGTTGTTGCAGTAACAGAATCACCTTTCACTTTACAACAACAAATATTTGAACACGAGGGTTCACAGTGGAGATGTACTATGACATTACCACCAATGAAAAAAGATAAAGCCGCAATATGGTTAGCTTTTTTTATGTCATTAAGAGGGAGAAGAGGAACTTTTAAAATGGGCGATCAAGACAGAAAGACTATTCAAGGAACTGCAACAGGTACAGTAAGAGTTAATGGTGCAAGTCAAACAGGCAATCAAGTTGCTTTAGATGGTTTTACTGCAAGTCGTGCAAATGTATTTAAAGCTGGTGATTACATACAGATAAACTCTTATGTTTATATGGTTATAGAAGATGTTAGTGCTAATGGTTCAGGAGAAGCCAATGTTAAAATAGAACCAGCATTGAGATCAACAATAGAAACAATCAACAATGACGATACAGTCGTCTATACAAACACAACAACAATTATGAGATTAGATTCAAACGAGTTTAACTGGGATACAGATAAGGTAAGCAATTATGGGATATCCTTTGCTTGTAGTGAGGTGTTATAATGAATTTAGCAGAATTATTTAAAAAAAATATTATATTAATACCAGTTGTAGCTTCAATATTAGTTGGAACATTTACATCAATTAGATATGTATTAAATTTAACATCAACTATTGATGATAATAAATTAGAAATTATTAGATTAAGTAGTGAACTTGATCTAGCTAAAAAAAATATAACAGATATGAATACAAGATTAACTTCTGCTGAATCTACATGGCAGATGGCAGAAAATTTATATAGACAATTAGCAGATCAAGTTAGAGAACACAGCTATGATATTAAGGATTTAAACAGATAAGGATTTATGAATAATGGAGATTGCCAAGATGAACTACTACTTTACAGGAATTTTAGTTGTATTGATGCTTCTATTAGCATTATTTATGAAACCAGCTCATGCAAGAAACGAATATCTTAATGAATATGGTGTAAGGTGCGGAGAAATTGATTTAAGAGTAGAAGATAGGAATAGAGATACAGATTATAGAACATCTAATAACAGTGACTATGATAATGATGAGCAAAATTTTAGTATAACTTTCAGAAAGTATCTAGGTACAGACTGTAAGACTTCAAAAGAGAATGTAGCAATCAAACAACAATTAGAACTAATGAAAATGTGCGGTAGAGTTAATAGCAATCCAAGTTTAGCTCACAATGAAAATTTTAAATTATTAGTATCTAAATGTAGAGGTGTTACTCCATCAAGAGATAACACAAGACCTAATGATTCAAAAAGCCATTGGGATACTATTAAAGACGAATATAAAAAAGAAAACCCAGATATAACTCTAATGGGAGATAAATTTATTGGTCCACCGAAAGAAAAAAATTTGAAAATGCCACCGAAAGACTTTAAATTACCGAAACCAGAATGAGTAGAAAATTATTAAAAATCATAGTAAGGTTGCGTATGTTCTATTGTGATATTAGAGGTCATCATGGCAAGAGATGGGATTATGAGCCTGGAGATCATTATATGGGTATGAACAAAAAGAGAAAAAAATGAAAAAATTAAAAAGATACTTTAGAAAGATTCTAAACTGGATATTAAAAGGATACGAATGAAAGTAAGTGAAAATTCAAATATACAATTACCATTAAGAAACTTAATTTCAATTATAATAGCAGTAGCGATAGCAGTATGGAGTTATTTTGGAATTATTGAAAGACTCAATACTATCGAAACAAATGGCAAGTTAATGATTTCTGATGTTGAAGAAAATACAGAATTTAGAATTAAGTGGCCAAGAGGAGAAATGGGATCACTCCCAGCAGATAGCGAACAATTTTTACTAATAGAAAATATGGTAGTTGAAATTGAAAAGCTAACTGAAAGAGTAGATGGCATGATGAATAATAAAGTTAATATAGAAAGATTAATTAAAGATGTTGATAAACTTTCAACGCAGTTAGAAACTTTAAAAGATAAGGTAAGAGCAAATGGAAAGGAATACTAGAAAAATTTTACAGTACAGTAAAGAAATTAAAAATAACAAGATTAAAGAAATATTAAATAAAAATAAAAAAGAAGTAAATATTAATGGCTTTGGTACACATAGATATATAATCAAAGAGGGTGTTAATAAAGGGAAGATGTTGTAATGGAATTTGTTGTTGCACTTATTATGTATTTAGATGGAAATATGATTGAGCATACTTATAAAGCTAAAATGAGTGACTGCTTAAAATCTAAAAGGATTGCTGAAAGAGAAGTAAATCCACAATCTGTTAGGTTCAGTTGTAAAAAAGTAAATGCTAAAACAGAAGTATATCAAGGAAGAAAAAAAATATTAAGTATTGAGGAATAATGTCTAGAACTATAACATCAGCTTTTAACACAGCAATAACAAGTAAGGTGGTTCAGCCAATAGTTGGTATTGAATTAGAGTTTAGTGATGGAACATTAAGAATGTGGAATGGCTATGGCAATATAACTATGACTGCTGGTGGTTCATCAAAAGTTTTTTCTGGTGCTGGAGATATGTTGGGTTTAAGTGAAATAGAAGAAAGTGATACACTATCAATGAGTGGTGTAACCTTAACTCTTTCAGGTATTAAATCTAGTTTGATATCTACTGCTCTAGGTGCAAACTATACAAATAGAAAAGGTGCAGTTTATTTAGGTTTATTTGATACAAGTAAAAATGTAGTCGCAGATGTATATACATTATTTAAAGGTAATATGGACGTATTGAACATATCAGAGGGTATGGAAACAACAGTCATACAATTAAAATTAGAAAGTAGATTAGTAACATTCGAAAAGGCATCAAACAGAATGTACACTTTTGAAGATCAAAAAATAGATTTTCCTACTGATTTAGGATTCGAGTTTATACCTGACCTACAAGATAAAGAAATTATATGGGGTAAGAAAACCAATTAATGCGTGTTAATAATTGGAGTTCTGCATTAGAAAAAGTATTAGAAGATTACAAACAAAAGCAAGTATTCAAACATGGTAAAAATGATTGTGTAACTTTTACTATTGATTGTATAGAAGCCATAACTGGTAAAAAAGTTTTTGATAAAAAATATAAAAACATTAAAGAAGCCAAAAAAATTATCAAGAGTTTAAAGAGCAAAGATTTATTAGATATAGCTTTAAAGATAGCTAAAGAAAATAATTTTAAAACTATTGATATTGATAAAGCTCAAAAAGGAGATGTTTTTTATTATAAAGATAAAACTGATTTAGAGGGTACATTAGGAGTATGTATAGGAGAATCAGTAATGTTTAACTGGAGAAAAGAAATAGCATTAATAAGAAAAACAGATTGCAAAATAGCTTGGAGAATAGAATAGTGAAAATTTATACTAAAATAGTTTATGACAAAAATGATAACATAATCGAAGAACATTCTTATGATTATCAAGGTGAAGTAGCACAAACAGGTGGTAGTGTTAAGAAAGTTATTGCTGTTGTTGCTGTTGTTGCTATTGCTGTTGTATTAGTACAATCAGGTGCATTCGCTGGTTCATTTGGTAATTTTAGTTTTAAAAAATTAGGTATGAGAGCACTCATATCTGTTGGTACTTCAATCATTGGAGGTGTAATAGGTCAGAAACTAGCACCAAAACTTGATCCACCAAACTTTGGTACGAGTTTAGAAACAGGAGTTACAGTAAGTGCTAAATCTCCTACACAACCATACAGAATTATTTATGGAGAAACTAGAGTAGGTGGTACTATTGTTTATGCAGAAACGACTTCTAGCACAAATGAATTTTTACATATTATCATTGTACTAGCTGGACACGAGGTAGCTGAAATAGGTAGTATTTACTTGAATGACGATATAGTTAATTTAGAAACTACATCAAACGATAGTAATGGTATTGCTATTTTTACACCAACTAGTAGCGATCAATATTCTGGTAAGTTAAGAATTAAAAAACATTTAGGAGACCCCAATCAACTAGCAGATGCTAATTTAGTATCTGATGTAACACAATGGACTACAAATCACAGGGTACAAGGAAAGGCATATTTATATGCTAGACTACAATTTGATTCAGATGTTTATCCTAATGGTGTTCCTAACATATCTGCTGTTGTAAAAGGCAAAAAATGTTTTGATCCAAGAGAAACTTCTTTTACTGCTTCTTCAGGAACAGTAAGTACATCGAATAACACTATACAAATTAACTCACATGGTTTGAGTACATTTGATAAAGCAAAATATAATGTTAATGGAAATACTGCTATTGGTGGGCTTTCAGATGGAACAGAATACTTTGTCATAAAGTCAGATGCTAACAATATAAAATTAGCAACTAATTATGCAAATGCTCTTGGTGGTACAGCTATCAGTCTTACATCTGTCACTGGAAGCACCACACAAAAATTTAATTTTACTACACATACTGACAATCCAGCTTTAGCTATTAGAGATTACTTAAAAGATACTACCTTTGGAATGCAAACCGAAGATACAGAAATCAATGATACAAACTTTATAGCAAGTGCAAATATTTGTGATGAAACAGTTAGTTTAGATTCAGGTACAGAAAAAAGATTTACTTGTAATGGTTCATTTAGATTACAACAAACACCAAAAGTTATTATAGAAAACTTATTAACTTCTTGTGGTGGTGCTTTAATATTCACTAATGGAATGTTTAAATTAGTTCCTGCAACTTATATAAGTCCAGTTGTAACTTTAAATGAAAGCAATTTAAGAAGTGGTTTATCTATAAACAGTAGAGTAAGTAAAAAAGAATTATTCAATGCTGTTAAAGGTGTATATGCTGAACCATCTAATAATTATCAACCACAAAACTATCCTATACTTACAAGTTCAGGTTTTGAAGCAGAAGATAATAATGAAAGAATTTATTCAGAGTTTGATTACCCATTTACACAATCAAGTAAGATGTGTCAGAGGTTATCTAAGATACAACTTTTAAAAGTTAGACAACAAATATCAGTATCAGCTAATTTTGATATGACTGCATTTAAGTTAGATGTAGGTGATACAGTACAAATAACAAACGCAAGAATGGGTTTTACTAATAAAACCTTTCAACTTCACGATTGGAACTTTGAACTAGCTAATGATACAGGTGCTTTAGAAATATCTTGTCAGTTTAAAGAAACTGCTAGTGCTATATATGATTTTACAACAGGAGATTACTCAACTGTTTCAAGTGGTAAAGCAACTAACTTACCTAAAGCAACACAGGTATCTCCACCACAAGCTATAAGTTTATCAGATGAACTTGTAGAATATAATGATGGAACTGTAATTGTAAAACTTGTTATTGATATTACTGAAGCAACAGATAACTTTACAGAAATATATGAAGTAGAGATTAAACAAACTAAAGATGCCAATGGTAATGCTGTTACACAAGACTATGTAAACATTGGAAGAGCCGCAAGAAATAAATTTGAATTTTTAAATGTAATTGATAAAGCTAGTTATCAAGTAAGAGTTAGAGGTGTAAATATTTATGGAGTGTTTAGTGCTTCTTTAGAATCATCAGAACACGAGGTTGTAGGCTTAACTGCACCACCAGCAGATGTTGAAAACTTATCAATCAACATTGTCGGTAAAGATGCTTTTTTAAACTGGACTGCTGTAGCAGATTTAGATTTAGCTTATTATGAGTTGAGATATCAAAATACAACAGGAGATGCACAATGGCAGAATAGTGTACCTTTAGTTTTAAAAGTTGCAAGACCAGCTACATCAGTTTCAGTTGCCGCAAAAACAGGAGCCTATTTAATTAAAGCTAGGGATAAATTAAATAATCCAAGTATAAATGCAACTGTTGTTTATACATCTGTAACATCTATTGGTAATTTTAATGCAGTAGCAACTTCAACGCAAAACCCAACATTTGCAGGTACAAAAACAGATGTTGTAGTTATTGCAAAAGAAGATGGCACACCAGCTTTAGTATTAGATACAGTTGAGCTTTTTGATTCAGGTGCAGGTAATTTTGATTCAATAACATCACATAACTTTGATGGTGGTACATTAAATAAAAATGTAGATACAGAGGGATTTTATGACTTTGATGCACCCATTGATATAGGTTCCTCATTTAAAGCTAGTGTAACAGGTGGCATTACTCAATCAGTAATATCAAGAGATAGATTGTTCGATAATATTACAGGTAACTTTGATGTTCAAACTGGATTATTTGATGGAGATGCTGAATCAAATTGTTCTGCAGAATTACAAGTTGCTACATCAGCAGATAATATAACATATACAGCATTTACTACTTTTGTTGTAGGAGATTATTCAGCTAGATTTTTTAAATTTAGAATTAGAATGACATCAACAAATGGTTCTGCCACACCAGAAATTACTGCCGCAAGTGTTACTATTGATATGGAGGATAGAATACAATCCGAAAATAACATAGTATCAGGAGCAGGTGCTAAAACAGTAACTTATCCAGTAGCATATAAACAAGCACCAGCTTTAGCTTTTGCAATAGATAATATGGCTTCTGGAGATAAATATGATGTTACTAGCAAAACTGCCACTAGTTTTGTTATAACTTTTAGAAACTCTAGTGGTTCAGCAGTTTCAAGAACTTTTGACTATATTGCCAAAGGTTTTTAATTGCAAATTTAATTCAATTATGATAACAAACAACTCAAAGGATTTTTAAAAAATGGCTCAACACGATTATTCAATAGCGAATCAGGGTTTTCCGTCTTTCAGAACTGATCTGAACAACGCATTATCTGCAATTAATTCAAATAATAGTGGAACATCAGCACCAACTACAACTGCGTCAGGTCAAATATTTGCTGATACAAATACATCAGGAAAAATAATTTTTAAATTTTTTAATGGTACTGCTTTCGTTACAGTTTTTGAACTAGCAACTGGTTCTGCGTCAGCAACAATACCATCATCAGTATCAATAGATGGGGAAAGCGATCCAAACGCAATACCTTTCGCAATAGCTTTAGGAGGATAATCAATGGCAAATAACTTTAAATCAACAGAAGTAACACTAGCAAATGCAAGTGAAACTAATATCGTAACAGCAACATCAAACAATCAAATTATGATTGGTTTAAATGCTTGTAATACAAGTACGACAACTGCAATAACTTTAGATGTAACTTTAAGAGATGGATCAAATGATTTTAAAATAGCCAAAGCTGTATCTATACCACCAGCAAGTAAAGTTGAGATCGTTAGAGGAAAATATGTTTTAGCGACAGGTTATTCTTTAAAAGCTCAATCAAGCAGTGCTAGTGGTTTATGTGATATAATTGTTGGCTTACTAGTAGATGTTTCATAGGAGGAACAATGGAAGAAGTAGAATATATATCTTATGTTGGTAATGCACCTGGAAAAGATAACGTAGTAAATTATCATAAAAAAGATTTAACAAGAAATATTAGAATAACAGCAGATTCAAATGCAGTATTTGGTGGTCCATTTACAGTATCATCAACAATGGTTATTGAATCAGGCGCAACAGTAATAATAGTATAATGAGTAAGATAGAAGTAAATACAGTAGATGTACAATGTGGATCAACTTTAACTTTAGGTTCATCAGGTAAAACAGTTAAAATTGCAACAGGTGCAAGTACCTGTGGAATGGGCAGATCAGGTACAGTAACTTGGTGTACAACAGCTAAAACAAGTCCATTAACAGCAGTTAGTGGTAAAGGATATTTTATAAACACTACTGGAGGTGCTGTTACAGTAACACTTCCTAGCTCACCATCAGCAGGTGATATTGTAGCATTTAAAGATTATGCAAACACTTGGGATACAAATGCAGTAACTTTAGGAAATAATGGTTCTAAAATAAATGGAATTACTCAAACTTCAACATTGATAACTGAATCACAATCAGTAACTTTAATTTACGTTGATTCTACAAAAGGTTGGCAAGATATTCACGATTCTACTTCAAATGTTACAGGTAATCCTGGTTATTTAGTAGCTACTGGTGGAACAATAACAGAATCAGGAGATTACAGAATACATACATTTAATGCTGACGCAAATTTTCAAGTAACAAATACTTTTGGTAGTGGTGCTGGAGCAAAAGTTTCATATTTAGTTGTAGCAGGTGGTGGTGGAGGTTCAACAGGTTGGGGTTCAAATGGTGGAGGTGCTGGAGGTGCAGGAGGTTTTAGAGAGGGCAAATGTTCTTCTGATCCCTACACAGATAGTCCTTTAGATTCAGGAACAGCTTTACCAGTTTCAGTACAAACTTATCCAGTTTCAGTAGGTGCTGGTGGTTCAGCCGCAAATGGTCCAGCAGGAAGAAGTGCAAGTGGTTCAGTTTCAACTTTTTCTACAATAACTTCTGCAGGAGGTGGAGCAGGTGGTGCAGGTTCAGGTAGTCCAGGACCAAGAAGTGGTGCCGCAGGTGGTTCAGGTGGAGGTAAAGCAGGAAGTGATGGTCCAGGAAGTTTATCAGCCGCAGGATTAGGTAATCAACCTCCAGTAAGTCCAGCACAAGGTTTTGATGGAGGAGGAGGTCAAACTCCAGGAAGCTCAGGTGATAGAGAGGGTTTTGGTGGTGGAGGTGCAACTGCCGCAGGAGGACTTGGTGCACCTGCCGCAGGTGTATCAGGTACAGGAGGAGCAGGAGCAACAACAAGTATTAATGGCACACCAACAGCAAGAGCTGGTGGAGGTTCAGGTGGTGCAGGTTCGGGTGGATCAGCAGGAACAGCAGGAACTGGAGGTGGTGGAACAGGTAGCTATGGTGGTAATAGTGTAAATAATGGTACTGCTGGAACAACAAATACTGGTGGAGGAGGAGGCGGAGGTGCTAATGGTCCTGCTTCAAATGGTAATTCAGGTGGTTCAGGAGTTGTTATTATAAGATATAAATATCAAAACTAGGTAAATTATGACAAGTGAAATAAAAGTAAATAAAGTTTCGGATAGTTGTGGAAGTGCATTAGTAACTAAATGTGGTTCAACAATTACATTAGGTGCAAGTGGTAAAACAGTAGCGATTGCAAGTGGAGCATCTACTTCAGGAATGGGTAGAGCAGGAACAGTTGATTGGTGTTCTACTATTTATACTAATAGTCCAGGAACAGTCACAGGTGTAAGTGGAAAAGGATATTTTTTAAATACAACATCAGGTGCAATCACAATAAATTTACCATCTAGTCCAACAGTTGGTGATATAATTTCAATAAAAGATTACGCAAATACTTTTGATTCAAATTCAGTTACAGTTGGTAGAGGAGGATCAAAAATTGCAGGTTTATGTTTAGATGGTACTTTAGGAACAGAGGGTCAGTCAGTAACATTAATTTATGCTGATGCAACTAAAGGGTGGTTAAATGTACAAACTGATACTACAATAAAAGGTTCTACTCACGTTGCTGCTACTGGTGGTACAGAAACAACGAGTGGAGATTACAAAATTCATACATTTACATCATCAGATACTTTTCAAGTAACTGCCGCAGGTTCTCCAAGTGGCTCTAATAAAATTTCTTATGTCGTAGTTGCTGGAGGTGGATCAACTGGAGGTTGGGCAGGTGGTGGAGCAGGAGCAGGTGGATTCCGAGAGGGTAAATGCTCTAGTGATCCTTATGCTGACAGTCCTTTAGATTCAGGTACTGCTATTACTGCTTCAATTGCAAGTTTTCCAATTACAGTTGGTGCTGGAGGTGCAGGTAAACCATATCCTGAAAGAAATTCAACAACAAAAGGTTCAGATTCAATTTTTAGTACAATTACATCTAATGGTGGAGGTGTAGGTGCGCCTAATAGCACTTACCCAAGTCACGACTCAGGTGCTGCAGCAGGTAATGGTGGCTCAGGAGGTGGAGGTAGAGGTTGTAGTAGTGGAAACACAGGTGGTTCAGGAAATACTCCACCAGTCTCACCACCACAAGGAAACAATGGTGGAACAGGAAGTCCAGGACCAGCAGGTTATTTTGGTGGTGGTGGAGGTGGCGCAGGAGCAGTAGGTACAAATGGTTCTCCAGGAGGTTCTAATGATGGTGGTCCAGGAGGTGCAGGTGTAGCATCATCTATAAATGGAACTCCAACTTTAAGAGCAGGTGGAGGTGGAGGCGGAAATGTTGCAACAGGTGCTTCAACTGGTGGTCCAGGAGGTGGAGGAGCTTCAGCTCCAGGAGGAGCATCAAATGGTACAGCTAATACAGGTGGTGGTGCTGGTGGTGCTTATGCACCTACTCCAACAGGAACATCT